GTGTGAGAGAAACAAGTCAGTTATACGAGCGAATTTTAGGTGGTGCAGAAAACGACGTATCAAACAACGTTTCACGATTGGTTATGAGTAATCAAGTATTTCAGACTGAAGTCGGGAAATACGTCACAGACGATAACAACTTGATTGTTAATTCATTGGCAATGGACAAAAATACGCTCATTGGAAACAACAATCCTAAAGCAACCGTATCTGTTAATGACGGCATTTTCACAATCAAGGCGCAGGGTCTTACTGGTTATAATTGGTCTGGGTTTACATTGCCTATTTATGTCAAAAAAATATATAAAGATGAAACCTACACACTCGGTTTTAAATACCGTATCAAGGAATATCCAGATAGTACGTTTGCGTTTAACGTCAAAAATCACGGTTTAAATAAAACCTTGCTTTCTTCTGATATCGGCAAGGATAGGCCAGCACTTAACAAGTGGCAAGAGTTTCAAAAAACTTT